ACTTTACGGGTACGGTTTTATGTTTGAGGCGTTTGAGTGCCTCAAAGCGGTGATGTCCTGCCAAAACGAAGGTTTTGTCTTGTTTTTTGTCGTACCATACTACTAAGGGGTCGAGGTCGGTGGGTTTGAAGTTCTGTACGATGTTATCAACGATTTCTTCGTTTAGTTTTTTGCGGTTTTGAAATCGTTTTTCATCGGTGTATAGGTCGCTTAGGGGTATGGTTTTAACGCCCGTGTATTGCGCTACTTTAGTATTTTTTTTAGCTTTGGGGGCTTCTGGCTTGGGTTTTTCGTTGCTATGTATTAGCAAAGAATAATATTCTTCTCTTTTTTTACTTTCAAATTTTAAGCAAATGAAATCTTTCCCCTCAATGTATTGTTTTTCAATAATACGCTTTGCTTCTTCTATTTTTTCAAGAGACCTTAATGGGGCATATACCTTTATGCCATCATCAAAAGTATTTTTTAGATAAAATTCATTTATGGTAAGATTTTGGTATGAATATATGCCATTTATTCTTCCGTAACTGTTATAAAACGCAATAAACTTATATTTCTTATTGGTATTATCTGCTTTTTCAGTGGCTTTTGGAGCTTCTGATTTATTTTTTTTGGCTTTCTTCTTAGGTTTTTCGTATTGAGATAGGAAAGCGGGCTGCCCGTTGGCGTCTAAATTTAGGATATAATCGGTGGCTTTTTGTGCTGCTGCTGCGGCTTGCATTATAAATTTGTTGTCGTTTTCGGCTTCTTCTATGACATTGTTCCAGCCTTTGAGGTAAGCAGCGTGGTTTTTGTTGTTGTACCATAAAATACCTGCCCACGCACTAAGGAATACGGCTCCAAATTCGGCTACTAACTCTTCTTTGGCATAACCAGTATCACCAAATCTAAACGAAATCTTTTCGCGATTGAGGCGGTTTTCGTGGCGTGTAGAGTGCGTAAGCTCGTGGAAAAGGGTACGATAATAGTCATTAACGCTATCGAATTGCTCGACTTTTGGCATTCTTACCAAATCTTGAATTCTCTCATAATACGCTTTATTGCCTCCGTGCTTAATAGCGGGAGGGTTGGGGTAGTTTTCTACTATGAGTTGTGCGGCTTCGTTTTCAGAAGCGCTATCGGGTACGGCACGCCCTATTTTTACTTCTTGTAGTTTGAAATCGATACCTTCTACATCTTTTCCGTTGAACACTCGATAATAGCGCAATAAGGGTACTCGTTTTACTACGCTATCGGGTAAGTTGTATTTTTGTAGATGGGCTATTACATCGGCTATTTCAGTGGTTTTAAGGGCTTTGCGGTTGGGTGCAGCGGGTACGCTGTAGATAAATGTGTAATAGATTACTTCGTAGCCTTTTGAGCCTTTTTTGAGTTTACCTCCGTGTTTTTTGATTTGTTTGAATGTTAGGAAGTAGGGGTTGCTGCCTATTATACCTATATTTTCTTCTAATAATAGACGGTTTACGCCTCGATATGGTTTTTTGCTGTCGTAATTGAGGGGTATAAAGAAAGCATCATCTTTCCAAGCGCGGTGGTAGTCGCTTGCTTTTGCGTCTTTGAACATACTGATAACTTTGTCGGTTACCATTTTGTAGATGTCGGCAGCGGGTACGGGCTTGCCAAGCCCTTGTGGTTCATCATCGGGGGCTTCGGGTAGGTAGTCGATACCTGCAGCGGCGAGAAAGGTTATTTCGTCATCTTGAGAGGGTACAGATAAAGCTGTACGCAATTTTAGTATACCTGTTTTTATGAGGTATTGATTTACTGCATATTTGGCATTTTCGGTAAGGGTACGTTGCCACGCTTTGGCTGTAGGAGCCCATTTAAAAGCGTGGGCTTTGAGGGCTTCGCGTACTTCTTTACTTGGAATGCCGTCAAAGAATATTTGTAAGCGTTGTGCCTCGCCATTATATACTATTTTTCCACCCTCAATAAGTGTTTCATCTGTGCCTTTGGCTTGATTTTTTTCGAGGGTTGCAATACGGTTTTCTACTTCTTTTATATCTCTATTTAGGTATGGCATTGTAAACCAGCTGTACATATCTTTTTCAGTTGGTTTCCCACCTTTGTCTATATGGTTTATTATTTGTTCTGTTGTTTCGCTGTCAATATTGTACTGTTTAAATACTGAAATATCTTTGTTTTTTTGATACTCTTTAGCTGCTACAACGCCGTTTTTTAACATTGTTTTTCTGTCTTGTAACATTTTTAGCTTCTGCTGTAGCTTTGTTGTCGCGTTGTTATCTGTACTCTTGATAACATCCCCCTCTTCATATTGGTCTACGGGGGTATTTTTAGCTACTTTAGCTAATCTTTCTTCTAATTTTTTTTGTAGTTCTATGTGTTTTTCTAATCTTTCGTGTTCACTACGCATTAGTTTTTCGTTGTTTGCTATTTTTCGTTCGCTTATATTACCTCCTCCTGTAATAGCAGTGCTAAATGTTCGAGCACGAATACCTACCATTTCGAGGTAGTTTTTTAAAATATAACTATAGCCTTTGTCAAATGTAGCGTTATAGGATTCGAGTGCGCCTGTTTGTTTTGCTTGTTCCAAGTGGCTATTATAGAGTTCAGCAATGATATTGGCATAACTTTCTTGTTCGCGTTTAGCACGCCCTTTTGGGTCAAATGATAACCAGTGTAAAGAACGTTCGAGCTTGTTGATATCTAAATCTTTCGCAAATTTTTCGGCAGTGTAAGGTATAAGTTGTTTACCCTCTACAGCCATAGTAGCTGTGGGGGTATCAGGAGTTTTTTTTGCTTTTGGAGTTACTTTTACGACTTGCCCATTAGAGAATTTCCAGCCTTTTTTGAGGCGTCCGCAGTTGTCAAGGGCTTCTTTATAATCGCTGGTGTGTTGTGCGCCTGAAAGTCCTTGTGTTTCGGGGTATTGGCGTATGTTGATGACAAATGAGTTGGTGCTGGGGTGTGCGTTGAGTATGCGTGATAGACGGTATATCACGGCTGTATTTTGCTGCTCTTTGGCTGCTTGTATCACGGCTTCTATTTCGGTGCGTGTTACGGTGCGGTTATGTAATGCTAAAAATTCTTTCATTGTGTGGTGTCTGTTTATCCTTCGCTCAAGGTTCGCTTTGTATTATTGCCACTGAGGGCAGGTTTTGCTGTTTTGGCGTGTAAGTCCTGAGAGGGGGCAGCCGCATTGCCCGCAGCGTTCTACGCCTAATGTTACTTTGTGCAGCGGGCAGCGGCGGCATATAGCTAAACGGCGTGCTGCTTCGGCTTCTACTTGGAGGTCGGAGCGCAAAATGGCATTCTTATAGCCTGTTAGTATTCCTTTCATCTGCTAATGATTATTTTCGATTTATCTGATAGAGCATTATCAGTACGTTAATAGCGGATAATGCTATAGAGATTTGCCAATAATGTGCGTCTTTGGCTTGGGGTGCGGGCTTGTTGGTAGTTTTCTTTTTCATTTTTTACCTTTGTGTTTATATAGATAATAACCTCCTGCCAGTAGTACGATTACCCCTGCGGCTATTAGGTAGGGAAAATATTGGCTTTTGCCGTTATCTACGGGGGTGAGTTGCTCGCTTTGTAAATCTTCGTTGCCTTCGCTATTCGGGGTATTGGCTGGTAGGGTATTTACTTTTTTTTTTCGGTTGTCCCAGCGTGCGGCTGTACCACGAATGTCGTAATGTACGAAGTTGTCATACAAGCCTACGCCTCCTTCTTTTATTTTGCCTGCTGTAATAAGCTGTTGTAGGGTGGCTGCAATTTGTTCGGGGGGTACGCCTTTGACTACGATGTCGGCAGCACTGGCAGTGAGGTGTTGTGAATTGTCTGCGCCTCCTACTTTTTTGTTGTGTGCTGGGGTACGGTATCCGCTGGTAATGATAATTGGTTTATTGCCTAATGCTGCCCTTAGTACTTCTAACTGTTGTGCAAGGGCTTTTACATTGGGCATATACTGATTGGGGACGGGTGTGCCGTCTTTACAATTAAACTCTTTGCTACGGAAGTGGGGTGTGATTTGCATTTTACCTAAAATTTTGAATTAATATTTGCTATTTCTAATAGTTTTTGTATCTTTGCACCGAAAACAAGTGAGAGCGTTTCGGACGTTGGGAAATTCAGGGGGGCTTTTAAAGCATCATCTATTTCGCTCACTTTTTCATAAAAGGCAAAAAGCAATTATTGTTTTTTGCCTTTTATTTTATACATAGTGCTGATAAAGATGTTATTACCTCGCTTATTTACTCTTACTTCTTCTAATACAATATACCAATCGTTGTACTGATAACGTAATTCAAAAACATCCATATTAAGGCTATTTTTTCCTTTATAAGTTATTTCTTTTGTTTTTTTTAGTATTTCAGGCAATAGTTCAAAGTCGTCTATATTAACAGCTACTTGTCCTCGTTTTTCTTCACGTTTTATAGACCCGTGATTGTTTAGTATATGACGAATGGCAGAAGTATCAAGGAACACTTCAGCATTTTCAACATCTTTTTCAATTTCTTCTTTGATAAGTTTTGCTTTTTCTTCGGTTATCTTACCTAATGATACTTTTTTATGTAGATTAGCTTTGTCTGATAAAGCAAAAGAGACAAGCTCTCTAATTTCTTTTTTGCACATAATAACGATATAATAAATAGGAACTAACTAATAAAATTAAAACGCCGCTACTGATGATTACTTTTTTTTTATGGCGTCTGCTTTTTTGCTGATTGGTAGCATTGCGTAGGCTTCGGTATAGCTGCTTTCAGGAATTAACAAATAGTCTTTGCCGCACTCCATTTGTGCTATGGCTTTGGCAAGGGCTATATAGAAACTCATTGTAAAGGCTATGGGCTCGTTGGGTGATGTTTGTAATGCTTTACACACGTGATTGATATAGGCTTGTGTGTTGTTTTCGTGTGGGGGTGCCCACTTGGTGATGAGCTTGGCAATGGTGTTATAACCATCGCGGGTGGCAAGGGTGTGGGCATTGATCATTAGGGCTCGCAAACCGTGCTCGATAGTGATAAACTGCTCGAAGGGGCTTGTGTGGGTGGTGTCTTTGCCTTGCCACTGGGTGGGGGTGCTGCGAATGTTGCCGGGATTGTTGCGGCGTATGCCTGCGGCGTATTGGGTGTTACGAAAATCTTTCATTAGAATACTTTTTTACCGATTGTGAATAATGAGCCTAAGAGTTCTACATCTACTTCATAGCGTTGTTGTTTTATCGTTTGAAAAATAGGACTATAATTGTGGCTGCAATGCCTGCTATGGCGGTGATGAGTAGCCAACGTGGGTAATAGGCTTTTTGGATAACTTTTACTTGTGATTTTTGTTCTTTTAGCTGGGCTATACGATTGCGATAGGTGTTGAGCTGCTGGGCTAAGTGCTGGTATAAAACAAGCTGATTGCGGTAGGCATCGTAATAGACGCCGTATTGGTTGTTTCCTGCTTTTTTGGTGGTGTTTAGGCGTTGTAGTAGTTGTTTTATTTGGTGGTTGCAAATGCTGTCGCATTGGGGCTGTATGGTGCGAATTTCGGGCACGGTAATATATAGCGTGTCGGTGAGTGGGAGGGTGCGCTCTACGACAAGGGTGTCGATTTGCTGATGTGTTGATGTGCTGATTGAGGTGGTGAGGTTTTTGCTTCGGCAGGCGCAGAGTAGTAGGGTGATGATGATGATTTTGTATTTCATTATTTTAGTTTTTTGTCGATATAATCGGTAAGGTGTTTAATAAAGTCTTCGCATTCGTCTAATATGCTTTCGGCGAATATGCCTGTGATGCCGCATAGGGCGTTTACTACGGGTATGGGGAATTGGAAGAAGTGCTGGAATAGGATTCCTGCGCAGGTGGCTGTGAAGATGGCGATTAGGCAGGAGGGGAGGAAGCGTTTCCAGCTCATTTTACGGCGTAGTTTGTTGATGTATGCGCCAATGGCTCCTGCGATGAGGAAAAGGAGGTATTTGTTCATAATTGGTAAATTAGCAAATTAGGGAATTAGTAAATTAGGAAATTAGCAAATTAGGGAATTAGCAAATTAGCAAATTAGAAAATTAGCAAATTAGGGAATTAGCAAATTAGCAAATTAGAA